ATGCGATCAAGGATCACGACTGGTCGCTGCTTTCCGACGTGCTGTTCGGGAAACGGCAGGCCCACGTCATGACGCACATGACACGCATTGTCGGGTATTTCAGCCAGATCCAGAACTGGAACGCGTCAAAGGTCGCAGAGCTTAACGACCGCCGAAAAGGTCGATACAACTTCCCGGAAGTTGCCGAGACGAAGAAGGACAAGAAGAATATGGCGCGCTCGGCAGGACTCGAACCTGCAGTTTCAAGGTTCGCAACCTTGTGTCCTATCCATTAGACGACGAGCGCGCCAGCTGCCGCATGAAGAACTGATCCGGGGATAAGTGGTAATACCACACCCCGCGAACATCTTTCGTACGGCTTATCTCCCCGTTGATGGCCATCGTTTCGATAAAACGCGCGATGTTGAACTCAATGCCACGCATAAAAGTGAAAAGCGGAAAGTGTTTATACATGACCCGCCAGAACTCATGCGCGTCAAGCTTCCGCCCTGACTCCAGATACTGGACGATGAATTCTTTGAAATCGTCAAGAGGAAACCAGTGCGCAGCCAGCCCGTAACCGCCACCGCTGCTATCAGCTCGACGTACGAGCTTGAACTCACCCACCAACGCTACAATATCGTTCGTGACCTGGGCCAGCTGTTCCGGCTTTGCACGGATAATCCTTCTGATCTTGGACGATACAAAGAAGCGGTCAGGCGACCTCTGGAAGACTTTCATTATCCGCTTCTTGAAGCTACGTTTCGAATTCTTCCAGAGGCCGGATTCTCGCTTCTTTCTTCTTCTGTTGGAGACTGCAGCTAAGTGGTTCCGAAGTACGGAGCCCACTGTGGAATACCCATCCTTTCCACTCGCTCCTTTATCAGTATGACACGAGATGGAACCCACGGACTCCGCTTCAGCGTCATGTGGGCTTCTTCCGGAGTCCGTCGATCCTTGCGGTTGTTGCACGGCTTGCACGACGCTACGACATTCGTCCATGCGTGCTCACCACCACGACACGTCGGGATGACGTGATCCACCGTCGCCGAGCTTTCGGTAAGATGACAACGACAGTACTGACACTCGTAACCATCGCGGGCGAGAACGTTCTTCTTGTTCAGCCCGATGTATCGACGATTAGGGATCATCACGTACCGAATCAGCGCGACGACGCTAGGTAGCCTGAATTCCTGTTCCGCCGACCGTACGCTCTCGCCTTCGAAGTACTCAAATACATTCACCTTCCGCTTGAGTACCAGCGTGAGCGCACGCGTCCACGGAATCAAGGATAACGGCTCTCCGTTCGCGTTAAGAAGAAGTACCTTTTTCATGACACTCCGCCTTTGCTAAGAAAAACGCCGGGTCCAAACCGGCGTGCAAAACCTCCAACCCATGTCGTACCTCCACACGGAGATACCGATCTTTCCAGATCTGCCAGAACGGCTTTCGACAGCTAATCTGCAGATGAATCGTCGACTGCGCTATCTTCTTATCGCTCCAGCCCCGCGAGAAATCATGACATACAGGGCATAGGTGAATATACTCATGGCGATGGAGCCCTTTTCGGGAGCGAAGTCGCCCACGCACGAACCACATTCGCGTTCCGGTGGGCCATTCACGATGACATCCGGAGCAGACGCGCGATCGTCGAAGCGTTCGCCATCGCTTATCAAACACATGCCATTGCACATGTGATCCCTTCGCGATGGTCGGGGTGAGAGGATTCGAACCTCCGGCCTCCTGCTCCCAAAGCAGGCGCTCTCGCCAAGCTGAGCTACACCCCGACTATATCGATCGCCTTACGCGCCATTTCGTGCACCATTTCGCTGAAGCATCTGGCGCACGTGTTCGGCTCCTTCGTGCAATCTCCGAAATGTTCCGCATCTTTGTTCCTCAGATGCATTTCGAACCACCGTATTCCCTGATCGATTACATCTTCATCGAACGGGCTGCATGCATCCAATTCGTGTTCGGCTGCCGAAATGCAGTATCCGAGGATTATGTACTCTATGCGCTTATCCTCGACTTCCGGGCAGGTATCGCGATGCTCGCATCGTCGTTCCATGTGTACTCCTACGAGTGACTGTTCTAATCTCTATGATTGCAATCACCCAACTCTCTGCCCATGCACTTCATCCACGAAAGCAGGTCTTTCCATGTATTCTTATCGCACTCAGACCCGTGCGGCCCTGGTCCTAACACAAACTCCCGCAGATTTCGGAACAAAACCTTACGATCACTGTCAGTAAACGTATCCCAGTATCGCTTCAGCCACGCAGCGACGAGCCCACATGCATATGTTTGTCGACCCATCGAATACCGCAAAGCGGCTACGGCGATGAAGCCCGTATCCGGATCAGATGGCATGTCCATCTCGATCATTCTCCTTTTGGAGCCGAGAGCGGGGATCGAACCCGCGTCTTCCGATTACGGATCGGAGGCTCTACCGCTGAGCTATCCCGGCCCCGATTTCCTGATCATATAAAGTACGTGCTCTGCCAACGGGCGCCACTCGTCAGCCTCGACTATGAGTTCGTGAAACGAGTTGCGTAGCATCTCCGCGAGTTCATCGCGCGACGGCGACTGATGTGCTTGATGAGAAATTCGCTCCAGACCGAGGAATCGATCTCCGACGCGCCTGGCCTTATCGTCCATTATGTCTTCGATCTGCATTTCCTTGGAAAAGAGGTATGCGAGCATGCGAAGAAGCAGAAGCACGTCCGCAATCTCCTCGCATACTTTCATCTCGTCCGCCCGGCCCCGTCGATGGTGATTCATCGCAACGAGCAGTTCGCCTACCTCCTCGGACAGCATCTTATATGCAGCCTCGACCGCGTTGACGCCATGATACTTCGTGTGGGCCAGTAGCGCCCTTTGTACCTCTACACTGCTCAACTTAAGCACGGGCATTTGGAAAATCTCAGGTGTTTCCCCCGGGCGTAGAGCGTACGTCAACGCGCCGCACAACGTGCACTGACCAGACGGCGTATCGTCGCCGGCGCAAAGGCGTTCCTCTAGAGCCATTATCTGGTCCAGCTCACCACCGCTGCACACATTGCCGCAATCCCGGCAGATATGCTGCGTGTCCGGATCAGCTTGGATGCGAGACTCGGTCATACATTTCCTTTGGCACGCACCGAAAGAGGCGCGTATATTGATGATGGGTAGGAGGTACAGCTATGGTAGACACCAAACTACGCGGCAAAGACGAGGAGGGACTCACGAAAGCCATGGATAGGATCTCGATAGCGGCAGGAGGCCGACCGTCGAAAGGCTTACGTGAACACTCACGCGCCGCGTGGAAGTTGGTGCGTCCGCACTGGAACCGCACCGCATGGTGGACCATGCTCTTCATTTCCGTGGTTGTCGTGGGACTCGATGTCAATGAACAGCTCGGCGGGGCGATAGGGAGCGCGATTAACTGGGTTCGCATGAACATCCTGAAGAGATTCCCTAGTCTCGCCTATATCATAGGTGTACTCGCCTGCTACTATATATTCTTCAAAGGGCACAAAGACAAGTTCGAAGAACCCAAAGGCTAGAATGTCCGCTTGAACCACGTCGAGATCTTATCGGCGATGATATGGAGCAGCGAACTCGCCTCCAACCCAGCTGCCGCCGAGATGAGAAATTTCTTATTCACCACGTACCACTCCGTGATCTTCTCGATGGATGTCAATTCCGTTATTACGAGCGCGGAGAGAATTACCGCCACGACCGGGCTGAGGTAAATAAGTCGCACCAGCGTACCAATGATTGGGCTGTGGCTTATCCACCCACGATGAGGTATCAAGTACTGATACAGATACCAGTACCATTTCAAGAACCACCAGTGGTTGTACGGATCCGATTCAAGATCGAGATCCGGGTTGAAAGCCGTTCCCGCGAACATGAACGCTGCAATGCCGGCTAATGCCACGACGCCGAAGTAGTAGATGGCTATCGGCGCTGCACCTATGATGAATATGACATTGAGTTTGTTATGTCCACGGTCGTCAGGCATTTTACTCTTTCATGGAGCCGACGGTGGGATTCGAACCCACGGCCACGCCCTTACCAAGGGAGTGCTCTGCCCCTGAGCTACGCCGGCTCCCAGACGATCATCCTGCTATTGCGTAAATCAAGGCTCCTGCTATTGCCCCTCCTAGCACGGCAAGCCCAAGAACGACAAAGCAGCCGCACTTGAACTTCCGCCACTGGGCGTTCTGCCATTTTATAAACTCGTCAATGCCGTATGGATCCATCGACTGCCTTCCTATTTCGCACTGGCACCCCCGGAAGGATTCGAACCCTCAATTGGCCGGATAGAAGCCGGCTGCCTTATCCATTTGGCTACGGGGGCACTCAATCTGGAAAGACGAGATCATCATCTTCCTCGTAACCGTCGAGCCAATCAGGACGCTGTGGTACTTCGTTTTCGTTGTCGCTCGCACTTAGATGCTGCGCCATTGCCCAATCCTCAGCATGCTGTCGTTTCTCGGGCGTCCATGTAGAAATGATATCCTTGGGGACATCGTACCCGACGAGCAATAGGGCATCGCGTATGACATCGATATCCCGTTGTATGCTGGCACCCCCGGCAGGACTTGAACCCGCAATACGAGGATCGAAGCCTCGCGTGATATCCATTTCACTACGGGGGTACGTTGTCTCCAACGACTTAAGCAGCGCAGGCTCTTCGACATAGTACGCGTCCATGTCGAAACAGTTGAGCAGCAACTGCATGAGTCGCAGGTCTGGATATCTCGTCCAGATCTCGCGGATCTTTGACAAGACCACGTCGATACGCTCTTTTGATCTCATGATTTTTCCACGCGTCGAAAAATCTAGTTCACCATATGCGACGGCGGTTCGATGCCGCCAATGCTGTTGACGTAGTAGCAGAAGAACGCAAGAGCCCCAGCCGTCGAAGCGAAATGTTCCTGTACGAACTTCGCGTAGCTCTCGTCAGATTCCGCCGCATCGTCCCAAAGCTCGACCAGCCTGTCGATCGCGTCGCACACGTCGTCTTTCATTTTCTCCCAGTTCGGGCGCGCGTTTCTGTCTGGCAGTTCAAAGTCTTCATTATGCGCCATAAGATCTCCAAAAATGGGCCGGGCGGGATTCGAACCCGCGTCCTCCAGTATGTCGTACTGGCGCTCGCCCCTTGTTCTGAGCTACCGGCCCGTTGACTTACAGTAGTTCGAGCGGCCGCTTATGTTGGGGCCTCCCGAAGAAGCAGTCAACCGCACGTTGACGGCGCTTCAGATGGTCCGGTGATTCGTTGAGCCCGCACTTACCGGCAGGAAGCTCACTCAGTTTGCCGTTGAAGAATGATGGTACGTACTTCGTGTCGGAAAAGCTGGAGATGTATATGTCCTCCGTGGAGGCCACGATCTCAGGGGGGCCTGGGCGAAGGAACACGTGATCAAGGAAGGATGTGTGCAGGCACATCATCCTTCCCTTGATCACGTCCACGGTCGCGTCGTCGGCCCAGTACTGAGTGAGATTGTACTTGCCGTTATTGAGCCGCATGCCCGCCGGACCTATGATCACGTCGTTGGGCTTGTGCTCCAATTCTTCGATGATGCTCTCGGCGAGCGTGGCGTCCGACACCATGATGTCGTCATCGTTTGTGCAGATGAACTTCGTTTTGGCGAACGTGCCGAGCAGCCATCTCGGATAGCACACAAGGTTATCCGAAGACTTGACGTAGAGATCGACCGCCGGGAAACCTTTACCGAGGTCCCGTTCGAGGTCTCCATTGTCCCATAAGAAGATTTGGGTCCGGACCGTTTGAGCACGCCAGCCTTCGATGACTTTCAGTACGTTCTGCGGCCGCCTCCAGTTGAGCAGGAGGACCGTAAGGCTGGACCGAACACCGGGATTCGAACCCGGACTTCCTCCTCGGCAAGGAGGCGTGCTGCCGTTGAACACCATGCTCGGTTATTCCAATCCGAATGTCCAGAGCGCTACATCGAGGGCCTTCGGATCACCAATTGCCTTTCTCATGTCGTCCGACAGCTTGACGACCGGGATACCGTCAATGCCGACGAGCTTTATGACGATATTGGTCGGTGTCGTGCCGGGAACATCGTTAGTCAGATGCGTCCCGATTCCGAAGGATAGCTTGATCTTATCCCCGAAAGCCTTCTGCAATTCGACGCACTTGTCGACATCCAGGGAATCGCTGAAGACGATGGTTTTCGATTTCGGATCGATACGCAAGCGTTCGTAATGATAGATCGCCTGATCCGCGAAAGAAAACGGGTTGCCGGAATCATGACGAACGCCGTCGAACATCCGGGCCAGCCTGCCATCGAAGTCCCGGAAGAATGCGTTGCTTCCGAACGTGTCGGTCAGCGCGATCCCGAGATCGCCGTTGTACACGTCGTTCCATGCCTCCATGGCGAATCGATTGGCGTAACGTAGTCCGACCAGCGCCGACACTCCCTGGACCCACTCGTGCGCCATGGTACCGATCGGCTTGAGCTTGTACTTCATCGCGAAGTGCACGTTGCTCGTACCGATGAATGCCGGGGACAATTTCACCGACCGGACCACCAACTGCTGCAATGGGTACGAATACCTTCGCCGAGTTCCGAAATCGGCAAATTTGCAACCACTGGCTTCCAGCCTGATCGCCTTGTCCCTCGCTTGATTGCTCTGTCGAACAACGTCAGGACGCACGACGTTGGCCGCCATGATATGATCGGTTATGATCGCGAGAAGTGGGACTTCCCAGTAGATCGTCTCTGCCCAGGGACCTTCGATCGTGAGCTTCATCTGCCCGTAGTCGTCGGTGGTGATCTTGACGTGACGTGTGTTGAGCTGGAATTGGCGAAGCCAATCGATATACCAGCGGTCCAGGTACGGACACGTCTCACGGAGGAAGAGATCCTCATCGTCCGTCAGCTGCGCTCTGCCGTAATTTAGCACACCTTCCTTGATCCTATCGATCAGGTTACCGGTGATCGGATGCTCCTGACTTCCCCTGTTGACGAATATGTACTTGGCCCGTGCGTTCGGGAACTTCTTGAGAACAGCCTGCCCCATCGTGAGCTTGTAGAGATCAGTATCGAGTAAGCTCGGGCCAGTCACAGCACGGCGCTCCACTGCGTGTCCATCTTGACTCCGGCATGCACCATCTCGTAGATCGCCTTTACCGTGCTCTCACAGGCGACGCCACGACATGCATCCAGTACCACATGGACCTCGAAACCAAGCTTAAAGGCGTCAAGCGCCGTTGCTTTGACGCAGTAGTCGGTCGCCAGCCCACAGATGACCAACGGGAAGAGCTTTCGTGCGTCGGAGTCCTTGCAAGGGACGCCTGAGCGCCCCAACGCCATGAGCAACCCTGTTGCTTGCCCTCCAGCGTCGGCGAACCCAGAGTAGCTATCGTACCTCGGATCCGCCCCTTTGTCGATGATGACACCTTTCCGGTCCCGTACGGGCCATTTGATGTCTTTGTGTATCTTGTGACCTTTCGTCCCGACGACGCAGTGGTCCGGCCAGAACATCTGGAAGGTGCCGTTAAGCACGCCCGCCGTGAAAGGTAACTCGCCTTGAACCGACGCGAAGCTCCCATGGTCTGCGGGATGGGAATCGCGCGTGTAGAAGACTGGCCAGTTATTGTCGTCGAATCTTTCCACCAGATCATTGACGACCGGGATGATCTTGTCGCCGTCAGGGACAGCGAGGCTGCCACCCGGCATGAAATCGTTCTGCACGTCTACGACAATGAGTGCCTTCACTGCTCTCTCCTATCGACGTACGACGCACCCCATCGCGTGAGGAGGCATTCTCCGTTTGTGCTCAGTTGCGGCCATCCGTGAGTTCACATCATCTCGTGCGACAGGGGGAACTTTGAAATTCGTTCCCAATACCAGCGAACTCGTCGCGTCATCGAGAGCCTCGTAGGGATAGCCAAGCTCGTCCTCGTCGAACTGTCCTTGGTACAGCCCGGCGCTGGGGCGCTTATTAATGATCCTCTCTGACACCCCCAAGGCCGAGGCAATCGCACGGACTTCGCGTTTCAGCAAACCAGCAAGCGGTTCGATATCGACACCGCCGTCGCCGTACTTCGTGTAGTACCCGGTCGTGAGTTCGGTAAGGTTGGTCGTGCCACATACCAAATACCCATTGGCATTTGCTTCTGCGTACAACGCGCACATCCTCAGTCGTGATTTGATATTTCCTGCTGCGCTTCTTCCGGAAAACGAGCCCATTGTCCTGTAGAGCAGGTCATATGTTGGAGTCAGGTCGAAAGTACGCGGGTTAATACCGAACGTCGATGACACCGCCCGCGCATCTTGGATGTCCTCGTGCGTGCTCTGGCATTTGAGTATCAGGGCACGAACCCGCTCTGTGTAACGGAAACAAAGCCCGAGAGCTACTGCAGAATCGACACCGCCGCTCACACCGATGACGATGCCGTCTTTCTCGGCAATACGTAATTGTCGTTGGATCCACGTCCCTATCGAAGATATTGTCGCTTGCACGTCGAGCTGCGGAACGTCACCCATTAAATGGTTCCAATCATGGAGCCCACGAGAGGAATCGAACCCCCATTTCCTGATTACAAGACAGGCGTAATACCATTATACGACGCGGGCCGATCAGGTCATTCGAGTTCGTCGTCGTGGATGGTCTCTTCGCTGATGGGACCGGTGGGACCGGTGGAACCGGTGGGGCCGGTGGAACCGGTGGGGCCGGTGGCCATGTAGTGCAAGTTGCTCGTTCGCCAACCGACACGCCAGTGCCAGTTGCCGCATACGAGCTGATCGTAGTCTTCCGACGACAGCTCGATTTCCGATTTCGTATTCATCCCTATCATCTCGATGACACGATCGAAGTCATCGACGTGCGACTCGGGCACGTTGACGATCTTTCGCAGGTTTTTCGGGAAGGTCTTCAGTCGTTCGCCCTTTTCGGCGATCTCTTTCCCGAGCGCGATCATCTTCTTCCGCCAGCCTGCCAGCGCCTTTTCGTATTCTTCCTTGTGCTTGTCACGCGACGCTTTGATGGCCTTGATCAGATCTTCCATGCGAACGGTAGTCTTGAATCCCAGGTCTCGAAGCAAAATGGCTTCCCTTCTGTTGAAGTGGAGCGTACAGCGGGATTCGAACCCGCACCCCGAGCTTGGAAGGCTCGTATGCTAGCCGTTAAACACCATGTACGCTTGGTAGCGGGCCGAGGAGTCGAGCCTCGATTGATGGCTTATGAGACCATCCAGGCAACCCTGCCTAGCCACCCGCATCCGTGGTGTCTGGGAGAGGATTCGAACCTCCAATCACTTGGCTCTCAACCAAGTGGCGTCTACCAGTTGCGCCACCCAGACACGAAGGGGCCGTGCGCGCGACCGGCCCCCAACCATCACAAGCCCCGAATAGGGGCGTAAGATAGTGGCGAGTATACCGCCCATCATCGGGCAAGGGTTTCCTCGCCTGTACCTACGAACATCGTACTATCTCGGAACACAACGTCAATCATATTCGGTGCGCAGGAGAGGATTCGAACCTCCAGAAACGTGGGCCTGAACCACGCGCGTCTACCAATTGCGCCACCTGCGCTTATTTGTTGGTACCCGGGATGGGATTCGAACCCACACGAACGCGGGCCTAAGCCGCGCGCATCTACCAATTGTGCTACCCGGGCGCCATGTCGTCGTCTTCGGCGTAACAGCCCATCGAGGACTGTCCCATATCTTTCGGTATTATCGCGCCAACCGAGCACGTTATCCCATCGTCGGCGATATCAATGAAGATATCGATCGGACGATGCCCAAACAGCGGCATGAACGAGGTTATGGGTATGTGCAGCTTCATGTACTTCACGTGCTCTACCGGCTCTTTTGCGTGCGCCATTACAATATCGAACGTAACCTGATCTTCGTCGATGAATCTCGGGATACCATTACTCCGCAGAGCAGCGCGTGTACCATCGCTGATGAAAACCAGCTCGGGACCGTCGCAATCACGGTCGTAATGCCTCGACCGTTTCGCGTGTAGGCATTGCTCTTCGACTTCGAATGGGCTGAACTTATACCGAGGCATCTTGCTCCTAGCAAAAAAAGTGGGGTGAGCGGCGGGAATCGAACCCGCACCGCCGGGGTCACATCCCGGCATTCTCCCACTAAACTACGCCCACCACCTCAGATGTCGTGACGTTCACAATTTTCGATATCCACAGGATGCCACTGTACGCTGTCTTCGCCGGGAGCCGCCTCCGGCTCATCGACCTGGATGACAAACAGGTCGCCCAGCTTCGTATACGTGTGCAGATTCTCAAACTCAAGCATCGAATCGTTGACGAACGACGCGCCGTCTATGAATCCGCGCAGTCGCTGCCAACTCTTCGCGATGAATAAGTGGTGGATCATTCACACTCCAGTAAATGGCGCCCCCAGCGAGATTTGAACTCGCGGTCTCTTCCGTGACAGGGAAGCGAGGACTCCAGGCTCCTCCATGAGGGCGCCGAGATTGCTGGTACCCGCTACCGGATTCGAACCGGTGATTTCGACCTTGAAAGGGTCGCGGCTTGCCACTCGCCTAAGCGGGCTGTTCGAAGGCTCGAAGAAGTGATTCCCTCTCCTCGTCGGAAATCGGATGTACCCCGCGCATGCCGGCTGCCACCAGCCGCGAGAGGTGCGTCTTCGTCTGCATCGATTGAAGAATCATCATGCAGTTCGTCGATTTCCGCAGCTCGGAGATATCTCCCTCTTCGAGATACGACGTGAGGTGCCGACTGAGTTCCGAAGATACCTTGATGAGCATGAACACCGTGCTCACGGGATCACGGGGAACGTCCGGCGCCGTGTTGATTGCAACCGGCGTTTCCATCTTCGTTCCTTTCTGGATGCCCCACTGGGAGTTGAACCCAGAACCTCAAGGTTCAAAGCCTTGCGCTCTGCCGATTGAGCTATGGGGCATCCGTAACGGTTGGCTCCACGGGTAGGATTTGAACCTACATGCGATTGCTCGCGGCGCATTAACAGTGCGCTGCCTTACCAGATTAGGCTACCGTGGATTATTTCTCGATGCTTTTAATATATCGATCGATAGCTTCGTCGAGCCTATCGAATATGTTGTTCATCGTGTTGATGGCGATCAGACGTGCAGTCGGATCGGCCGGCAGCGTCATGTCACCTGCCGCCTGTGACTGCACTTGTTGACACAGCGTACGAAGCGTGGTAGCTGTCGACAGCTGCATCATCGCCTCGGTGGGTAATCGCTCTGTCTTTCTATTATCCATATCCCATTCCTGAAATGCGTGGTGGAGGTTACCGGACTCGAACCGGTAATTCGACCTTGCAAGGGTCGCGTGATCCCTTTTCACCAAACCCCCAATGGTTACCCCGGGAGGACTCGAACCTCCAGCACTCTGAGTCAGAGTCAGATGCTCTACCAGTTGAGCTACGGGGTAATACTTCTGATTGGTGGACCAACTATGGCCTCGACTCCATAGATCTCCCCGTGGGCTTTCCCATCGTCCGGGTGTTTTCCCATTAAACTATTGGTCCACGGTATGAAGAAGACGACAAGGTTTTGCGAAGACACGAGTGGGAATCGAACCCACGTCTCCGGATTCGTAGTCCGGCGCTTTACCTATTAAGCTACCTCAGAGATGTTGGATCTGAATGTAGTCCTCGCGGCATTCGTCTTGCTTCTAAGTGGTGGCCGTGGCGGGATTCGAACCCGCAACCAGCTGATTAAGAATCAGCCACTCTATGCCATTGAGTTACACGGCCAAGCAGTATAGATAAGGCGACAAGTGGTGTAGAGATTATTTGATTACTTAGAAGGTAATGTAATCCCTACGGGCATTCGCCTTACTCACGATGGTGGGGATGACCGGACTCGAACCGGTGACAACCGAGTGCTTCAGACTCGTGCTCTACCAGCGCTGAGCTACATCCCCTCTACGGGGACGAAACCCGGAGCTTCGAACTGCTGAAGCCGCAGTCTTCGTTCCTCGTTTGCTCTGACCTGCGCCTCAGGCGACATCGGCTTGAGCATTTCATGAATCGCGATTAGGTATCCGAGAAATGGATCGGTCCTCAGTCCTCGATAGCTTCTCCAGTTCACGAAGGCGATTAAGAGCGATCCGCAGTATACCACCGCCAGTAACGAGTGGCGGAAGAAACACGCTTCGGCCAGCGCCGCAACGATTGTGACCGCTGACCACATGACCGTACGCCCTTTGAACTTCCTGCAGAGGACGACCGCCTCCGAGAGTACTCTCCTGTACTCGTCCCGAACCAGTTCTATATCACGTCGTGCCTGCTCGCTTCCGTCGTTCACGTATTCCCCGCAATCGCTCAAGCGCGTCTCCCGTA